AGATCACGTCTCCGTACAACAAGGGCTTCAGGTTTGCCACTGTATATGAGAGCGACTAGCAACCCTGGTGGTCCAGGACATCAGTGGGTAAAGAAAACGTTTATTGACCCTCAAACACCTAATAAATCGTTTTATGCTACTGATGAAAATGGAGAGGTGATAAAGTGGCCTAAAGGTCATAGTCGAGAGGGTGAGCCTCTGTTTAAACGTAAGTTCATCCCTGCCACCCTCTTCGACAATCCGTATCTGGCAGATGATGGTTTATATGAAGCTAATCTTCTTTCGTTGCCTGAACATCAACGTAGACAACTACTTGAAGGTGACTGGGATATAAATGAAGGTGCAGCTTTTCCTGAGTTTAACAGAAACGTACATGTAGTAGAACCATACGATATACCTTCTAACTGGATTCATTTTAGGGCTTGTGATTATGGTTATGGTTCTTATACTGGTGTTCTTTGGTTTACTGTTGTACCTGGTTCTGAACAACTAGTAGTATACAGAGAGTTGTACGTATCAAAGGTCACAGCTACTGACCTAGCTGATATGATATTAGAAATAGAAGGTGAAGAGGGAGAGAATATACGTTATGGAGTTCTTGACTCATCTCTTTGGCATAATCGTGGAGATACTGGACCTAGCCTAGCAGAACAAATGATCATAAAAGGTTGTAGATGGAGACCTTCAGATAGATCAAAAGGTTCTCGTGTGTCAGGTAAAAATGAATTACATAGACGATTGCAGATAGATGAATTTACGGAGGAACCTAAACTTGTGTTTTTTTCTAATTGCACTAACATTATATCTCAGTTACCCTCTATTCCGTTAGACAAAAAGAATCCAGAAGACGTAGATACAAACGCAGAAGACCACTTGTATGACGCATTGAGATATGGTATAATGACTAGACCACGAAGTAACATATTTGATTTTGATCCTGCTGCACAACGTACAGGCTTTCAAGCATCAGATCCCACATTTGGATACTAAGGAAATAAAATGGCAGAAGAAGATTTTGATTTTGAAGAAATGATTATGGACATGGAAGAAACTTCGGCTATAGAAGATGTTTCTGAAGATGAATACAGAGATCCACTTACAGGTCACATTGTTCAATTTGTAAAAGACAAATATAGTAAAGCTGATACGGCTAGGCAATTAGATGAAGAACGTTGGATTCAAGCTTACAGAAACTATCGTGGACTATACGGACCTGATGTACAGTTTACCTCTACAGAAAAATCTCGTGTATTTGTAAAGGTAACTAAAACAAAAGTCCTTGCAGCTTACGGACAGATAGCAGAAGTCTTATTTGGTGGTAATAAGTTTCCAGTAACTATTGATCCTACCACTCTTCCAGAGGGAGTTCCTGATACAGTAAACTTTGAGTCTAATGACCAGTTAGCAAAAGCAAAAGAAACTCCTGACTTAGAACCTGGAGAAACTTATCCAGACTTTTTAAATAGGTTAGGTGGCCTAGAAGATGATTTAGAACCTGTAGCAGACAAGTTAGAAGAGGGTACAGGCCCAACTCCTAGTGCTGTTCAAATCCATCCTGCTGAAATTGCAGCTAAGAAGATGGAAAAAAAGATACATGATCAGCTAGAAGAATCTCATGCAAAGAAACATTTACGTGCTGCTGCTTTTGAGGCAGCACTTTTTGGTACAGGGATTATGAAAGGCCCATTTGCTATAGATAAAGAATATCCAAATTGGGATGAAGATGGCAGTTATTCTCCCATGTATAAAACAGTTCCACAAACAACATCTGTATCTATTTGGAACTTTTATCCAGATCCTGATGCAGCTACAATGGAAGAAGCAGAGTATGTTGTAGAAAGACACAAGATGTCACGTTCTCAAGTACGTGCTTTAAAAAATCGTCCATACTTCCGTGAAAATGCCATAGACAATGCTCTAAGGCTTGGTGAAAGCTACCGTAAACAGTGGTGGGAACACATTATGGAAGACAACTCAGAAGAAGATAGAGCTGATCGTTTTGAAGTTCTAGAGTTCTGGGGTTTTGTGGACAGAGAAATAATAGAAGATCAAGGGGTAGAAATACCTAGAGACTTAGAAGATGCAGACCAACTAAGTGTAAATATCTGGATTTGTAATGGGCAAGTATTACGTCTTGTAATGAACCCATTTACTCCAGCTTATATTCCTTACTTTGCAGCTCCTTATGAGATGAATCCATACAGTATTTTTGGCGTAGGTATCGCTGAAAACATGGATGATACTCAAACACTAATGAACGGCTTTATGCGAATGGCAGTAGATAACGCAGCATTGTCTGGTAATTTACTGATTGAGGTAGACGAGACTAATCTCGTCCCAGGGCAAGACCTCTCCGTGTATCCAGGAAAAGTGTTCAGGAGACAGGGAGGGGCACCTGGTCAAGCCATCTTTGGAACTAAGTTTCCTAATGTAAGTAATGAGAACATGCAGATGTTCGACAAAGCAAGGGTATTATCAGATGAATCAACTGGCTTTCCTTCTTTTGCTCATGGTCAAACAGGCATACAAGGAGTGGGTCGTACTGCTTCTGGTATTTCTATGCTTATGTCTGCTGCCAACGGTAGCATACGTAATGTTGTTAAGAATATAGATGACTATTTACTAGCTCCGCTAGGCAAAGCTTTCTTTAACTTTAATATGCAGTTTGACTTTGACTCAGAAATCAAAGGTGACTTGGAGGTAAAAGCTCGTGGCACAGAAAGTCTTATGGCTAACGAAGTACGTAGCCAACGCCTTATGCAATTTATGCAAGTGGTATCAAACCCTGCACTCGCTCCATTCGCACGTATGGACTATATTGTACGTGAAATTGCTAAGTCAATGGATCTTGACCCAGATAAAGTTGGAAACAACATGGCGCAAGCTGCTATCCAAGCTGAGATTCTAAAAGAATTTCAAGCTCAGAATCCGCCTCCTGCACCACCTCCAGGAGTAAATGCCCCTCAGAACGCACCTGCTGGCGCACAAGTGCAAGATACCCAAGGCAGTGGGGGTGGTACCATAGGAACAGGAACAGCCCCTCAGCCAGGAGAACAGGGCTTCTCAGGTAATGTTGGCCCACAACAGGTACAATGAAACTAGTCGTGAACAATACTTTAAAACCTTTCGTAAACAATCCAGAATTGTACAACCCATTTCTGGAAGAGATAGTTAGCAGAATAGAAAAGACACATAAACGTCTTGAACAAATTAGTGAGGTAGAAGAACTTTATCGTGCTCAAGGTGAGATACGTACACTTAGGGCAATGTTAAGACTTCGAGAAGATATTAATGGCTGAAAACTACCGCAGAGCACTTACTAAAGAAGAAATACCACCAGCATTTAGAAATGTTTATGGTGATCGAACTAAAAAACCAGTAAGTGTTCAAATGGCAGAATTAGGCACAGAAGTGCTTACACCTATTGGTACTATTAATGATATTTCTAAAGAGTTAGAAAAAGAAAATCCAAGCTATGTAAAAATTGCAGGTTTAGCAGGATTAGAACTTTTAGGAACTGCAGCTCCAGTAATAGAAATGGCTGCTAAATCTGGTAATAAGGGTTTAATTCAAAAAGCTATAGATGCTTGGAAAAAGAATGAAGCTAAAAATTTACCACTTGACCCTAACTCTGTAGAAGCAATAGAAGTAGAACTAGATAAGAAAATTTTATTTGATGATCTTGATGAATTAACTGACGCAGAAAAAGCTGAAATTCAAATGGAAAAGTTAGGTCCGTCTGACAATCAATTAAAACAAATGGCAGATGAACTTAATTTTTCATACGATGAAGATATACAAAAAGCTTATGATAAAAAAATAATAAACAAAGAAGAATACTTAGATAATAAATATGTCCTTTACAGTAAAAAGAAAGCAGAGTATGAAAAAAATCCTGTAGATGTAAATGATATTGATGCTGTAGTTGAAAAAGAGTTTATTGATAACTATTTAAAACTTTTTAATTATTTTGATAAAAAAGAACTCTTAAAAGTTATAACTGAGTTTCCAGACGCTAAAAATTTTTTACAAGAAGACTACACAAATAATATTTTAAAACCTATGGCTAATACGGCAAACATACCTGTTATTGAATTTTTTCAAACTATAGAAAAACTTTCAAGAGAAATAGGAACTAAAGGAGAGGGTCTTACAACAAGACCATTACCACAAGCTAGATACAGTGGGGATAAAATTCCTGAAAAACCCTTTTTACCAACAGATAGTAGAGGTGAAATTGACGAATATCAGTTACCTAAAGAACAAAGAGCAGCATTACTTAGGGGTCGTAACTTAGGTTTTAAAGATGTAGTTTATCACTCTTCGGAAAATGTTGAAGGTGGTTTTGCAAAAGAATTTAATCAGTTTTTAACTCCAGATCAAAAATGGTTAGCAGATGGTAATAACAATTTTGATAATCTTGCTGTAGGAACTTTACATGATTTTTTAGGTATCCACGTAGGCACTGCAAGAGCTGCTGCAGAAAGATCTTCGAGAGCTGTTAGAAACAGGGGTGGCTTTACTATGGAGTTAAAAGCCAGATTAGATAAACCTGCTACTTTTGATGTTTTAGTGAAAGAATCGGGTGTTGATTTTAGAGACATTGAACCTGGAACAGTTGTCAGTGAGTCTAATTTAAAAACTGTTTTAGAACAAGTAGTAGATGATCAGTATCCTAAAAAAATACGTACTAACGAAGATAGATTAAATGCAGTAAAAACTTTTAGGAGACGGTTAGCTGAAAAAGGTTATACACACGTACCATATATTAATGATGTAGAAGATCCAACAAGTATAAGTTATATTATGCTTACAGATAGACCTGCAGATTCTGCAGCAGTTTTAAGAAATTATAGAGCTGAGTTTGATCCTGACAAAATTACTAGTCCAGATTTAAGAATGGCTGAGGGAGGCCCACTAATGAACAAGCAAATGGAAATGGCATTTATGAAACAGGGTGGCATCAAAGATGATGGCATGACAAAAGATCCAGTATCAGGTAATGAGATACCTCCTGGATCTATGGCAAATGAAGTAAGAGATAATATTCCTGCTATGTTGTCGGATGGTGAATATGTTGTTCCTGCAGATGTTCTTCGTTACTATGGTGTAAACTTTTTTGAAAATCTTCGTGGTCAAGCAAAGCAAGGCTTACAAGCCATGGAGAGAAATGGTAGGATAGGTGGAACTCCAATGACACAGCAAGATGTTGCACGTAATATGCAACAACCAGTAATGGCAAATACTGGAGCTATGCTTGAACCTGAAAGGCAAGATCCTCCACAAGCTATAGGTAATCAAACCCCTGGGTTTGGTCAACCTGTGCAATCATTTAGCAATGGCGGTCCACCAGATTTTACATCTAATTTTAATGTGGCAACAGCTAGAATGAACACACCTATGTTTCAAGGTACATCTTCTCAGCAAGCAAACATAGCTGCAGCTCAACAAAACCAACCTCAGCAAGGACCAGAAGTTACTGTATTTAAAACACATTACAATATAAATGGAGAAACTACTCAAATTAAATATATTCAAATGCCTGGGGGTACTTTACAACCTGCTCCTGGACAAGAGGCTTTATTAGCTAAATATCCTTTAACTGAAGAAGAGTGGATAGCTTATTCAAAAGGCAAAGGCGGTGGAGGCGGAGATGATCCACCTCCAACACCTACTGGTTCTGATACCTCTTGGATGGATGGTATTAATTGGGCTGACCAAGCCTCTGTTAAAGAGTGGGTAGAATCTCCAGAAGGTTTAGGTATGTCTGAAGCTGCAAGAGGACTTGCTATGAAGGGAGGTATCTTAGGAGCAATACCTCAAGGAATACAAGCTCAAGACATTGCTAAAGCACGAGGTATTCGTGACTACTATGAGAGCATAGGTGATAAAGAAATGGTCGATTACCTAGATGGTAAAATTAAGACGGCTGTTGATAATGGTGGATTTCTTATATCTGCTTTAGATAAATTAGGTCTTATGACTGGTAAAAATTATTTTAAGCAAATGCAAAATCTTACTTCAGTAGAACAACAAAATATAAAATTTGGTGGAATGTCTGCAGAAGAAAAAGAAAAATTAGATACCGACCTTAGAAAAGATAAAGAAGATAGACAAAAAGCAGCAGCAGATTTTCAAAAAGAAGCGGAAGCTTTTAAAGAGTCAGATGAAGGTCAAGAAATAATAGAGAAGTCTGATGACCCAGAAGATACAGCGGCAAATTTAGATGCTGTAATAGCTGGTTTAGAAACTGGTGCCCAAACTGGTACAATTCAGCTTGATGAAGGTGGCTTAATGTCATCAAAACCAAAAAAGAAAAGAGGTAGACCTAAAAAGTCTGGACTCGCAGGTAAAAAATAATAAGGCTACTCAGCTTCGGCTGACCCCAACATAAAAGGAGAAAAATATGCCTGAACTAGCAGAAGTAGAAACCCAAAAAACAGCAGGATTTGTTGATAGAGGTTATAACTACGAAAAGAAGCGTAAGCGAATGGAAGACGAAGAAGAGGAGATTCGAAAACTTGAAGCTGAACAACGTGGAGAAGAAACAACTAACGAAGAACAGCAACCAGAAGAAGAAGCTTCCAAAGAAGAAAAGGCCGATACAGAAACTGAAGAAGAAACGTTATCTGCTGAAGAAAAATCGTTTAAAAAACGCTATGGTGATCTAAGACGGCATATGCAAGAAAAAGAAAAGGAATGGGACGAAAAGTTCAAAACCTTTGAAGAACGTTTAAAGAAAGACTCTATTATACCACCTAAGTCTGATGAAGACATAGAAGAGTGGGCTAAAGAATATCCAGATGTTGCAGGTGTAGTAGAAACTATTGCTGCTAGAAAAGCTCAAGAAATGTTTAATAAAGCAGATGCTAAACTAAAAGAGCTAGATAAAGTACAAACAGAAGCTCAAAGAGTAAGAGCTGAAAATGCTATACGTAAGGTTCATGAAGATTTTGATGACCTACGTGCTTCAGATGAGTTTCACAACTGGGCTGATGAGCAACCTAAGTGGGTACAAGATGCACTGTATGAAAACTCAGATGACCCTGCTTCTGTAGTTCGTGTTATAGATCTTTATAAAGTAGACAAAGGTCTTACAAAAACTGCAAAGAAAGCTAAAGCTAAAGCTGCAGCTTCTACTGTAACTAAACGCACTAAGACACAAGTAGATGTAGAAGATGCAAATGACGTAATTCGTGAGTCAGAAGTCGCTAAAATGTCCGATAAGGAGTTTGAAGAGAAGTCTGACGATATTAACAAAGCTATCCGTTCGGGTAAATTTGTTTACGATGTATCTGGCAAAGCTAGATAAAAACTGTTGACAAACTAAATTTCAGCAGTATAACTATGGGTATGTTGACAAAAGCCTCTTTTTGACTACCTTTTGTCGCACCCAAATTCATAAAAAGTCTAAACTAAGAAGAACTACCTGGACAAGTATAGGCCCAGTGGTATTCGGTAGCGCAACCTAATACTAACTGCACCCTAGAAAACGTACAGCCCCTTTTAGATGTTTAAGCTTAATTCAAGCCAAATATCAGGAGGATTTAATTATGGCTTTTCAAACCGCATCGGGTTACGGTAATTTACCTAATGGTAATTTTAGCCCCGTAATCTATTCCAAAAAGGTACAGCTTGCCTTTCGCAAAGCTGCTACCGTTGGAGATATCACCAATTCAGATTATTTTGGTGAGATTTCTTCACAAGGCGACACAGTTCGCATCATCAAAGAACCTGAAATCTCAGTTCAATCTTATGCTCGTGGCACAACAGTTACAGCACAAGATCTTGACGATGAAGATTTTCAGTTAGTAGTGGATAAAGCTAACTACTTTGCGTTCAAAATGGACGATATCGAAGAAGCTCATTCACACGTAAACTTCATGGATCTTGCAACAGATCGTGCAGCTTACAGACTAGCTGATCAGTATGACCAAGAAGTTCTTGGTTATTTGTCAGGTTTTAAGCAATCTTCTTTACATTCAGCAGCAGATACAGCTAATGACACCGTAAATGGTACAAAAGCTGTAAGCACTGCAGGTTCAAACGAATTGCTTTCAAGCATGCAGTTGAAAAAAGGTGACTTTGGTAACATCACAACAAGCTCTGCAGGAGATCACTCAATTCCTGTGGTAGCACGTTTACCAGGTGCAACAGCACTTCCAACAGCCACAGCTTCACCTGCAATGGTTGTTGCAAGAATGAAACGATTGCTTGATCAACAACAAGTTGACTCACAAGGCAGATGGCTTGTAATCGACCCTGTTTTCATGGAAATACTTTCTGATGAAGATTCACGCTTCATGAATGGAGACTATGGCGATTCTGGTGGACTACGTAACGGTCTTGTAATCAACAACTTTCACGGCTTCCGTTTGTACGTGTCTTCAAACCTACCTGCTGTAGGTACAGGGCCAGGTACATCAGGATCAGCAAACCAAAACTCAAACTTTGGTGTGATTGTTGCTGGACATGATTCTGCTGTAGCAACTGCAGAGCAGATCAACAAGACAGAAACATATCGTGACCCTGACAGCTTTGCTGACATTGTTCGTGGTATGCACCTATACGGCAGAAAGATCCTTCGTCCAGAAGCTCTTGTTAATGCCAAATACAACGCAGCGTAAGGGGAGGATTGAAATATGGCTACTTATGACATGACTTCAAAAGCTACTGTTGGTGTCGATTCTGACAGCATTGCAGCAGCTACCTCACGCCACCAAGCAATGGGAATGTACATGCGTGAAGCACGTCTTGACATTGCTAAAATGGTAGAAGACGGATATTCTTGTGCAAATGGGGATATCTTTCAACTTCTAGAAATTCCTGCTAATACATTTGTATTGTTTGCAGGTGCTGAAGTTGAAACTGCTTTTAACGGATCATCTCCAACTGTAGATATTGATTTTGCAGCAGGTGATGACATCGTTGATGGTGGTGATGTTACTTCAACTGGATTCCTAGCAGGTGGTACAAACGGTCAAACTATGGTCGTGAACACTGCTGCTGCGGATACATTTACTGCACATGTAACAACTACAGATACAATTGACGTTAAGTTAATTAACTCTTCTG